CGAGCCTTCTTCGTCGATTGGAACGCCTTGCCATGAGAAACCTCCATATGAATGGTCCTATGGGGACCAGACGCGAGACAAGAAACAGTAATTCCATCATCATGCTCGCAAAACGATAGATGGACTGACATCGGAGAAAGGGTCTGAAAGGATCCATATTTATCTCCAGAACCTAAATGCGGAAGTGCTGGTTGCCCGAACTCAGTATTAATGAGCTCAGGAAATCCTGGGTGTATCTCATCTAAGAGAACACCAACAAGGTCTCGGCTAAGTCCCCATTGCATATTTCGGTATAAATATACAAGCTCAGCCGAAGTATGCGTACGGACGATTTGTCCTAAAGGGTTGGGTAGGGCCAGATTATGCCCAAGAAAATTGAAACCGGTATCTGTGTTCTGTCCATAATACACGGAATCTAATTGCTCAAGAATATCCGGTGGTCCACCGATACCCACCCTCAAAGGATGTGCTGGCCCCGAAATAATCGGTATAGAGAAACCAAGGGGTCCAGAGACATCTGTACCAGTAAGCACAGCAAGACGTAGGGCATAAGCCCTAATGTATGAAGCTTCAGAGTCATTAGATATAATGAAATCTGAAGCAACATTAGCAGCATTATCCAATACGTTTTGTGGCAAGAGTGAAATCACATCCAGGTCGTCCATATGCTCACCTCCACATCGTACCAAGTTAATAAAACACAGGTCGTGTTATAGCCTCAGGTGGATTCAACTTCCGAATTGAAATCCCCTCAAGCCCGCGAGTTTCCTAACAGCAGGACTACTGAGTAGCGTCATTGGAGTGAAAACTAGGGAATTCCATTCCATTTTCTTCTTTACAGCTGCGCAAGCCCTAGACAGCCAAACAACATCTCTGTTGATTACTCTATCAAGGACTTCCCCTAGATAACCATCCTTCTCCTGGAGCCAAAGGCATAACCTATCAAACGAAGGATGATGTTGAGCTTCAGAAATCTGCTGAAGCCAACGAAGCGTGTCAAACGGCCTAATCCAGTCTGGGCCGTCAATGCGTTCATAAGACCACATGGCATTGGTTAGATGCATTATTGGCCGTACGCCCACATTCAGACCATCGATAACGTAATCCCTGTGATGCACATTCTGCAGGAAGTGCACGCAGTCGCTACGCATCAATGTTTTGTCTGATGAGACGGTCATTCCAAGATCTCTATCGACAACCGATACAATGTCCTCGAGTCGGACATTTCCTTGGAAGGTAGCGACCCCGTCATCGCCTTGACACATTCCCGCTATGACGGAGCTTTTCAAACGCTTCGCAGCATAATGAATTACCCACCAATTAACAAGGGAGTCGACCAGGTTTGTTCCAGCACAACCTGAGGGCACCCCACCAGTCCTATCATCTCCATGAATATAGGAATCTGGAACGAGGAGCCCAGCCCTATTTACTACCTCTCGGCAGAAGTCAAGTAATAGAGCACTTTCACCGGTGAACCACGACGCCATTATTGAGAATACCCTATCTATGATACTTCGTGGAACTGAAGAATCAAAGGACTTAAAGTCCACTGATAGGACGGGTCGTTCTCTTCCTCTGAAGAAGAGACGCGTTATTGCTCGATCAACCTCCCGTTGACCGACCCAAGCTGCGAAAGACTCGCTTTCGCGCAGGGCTCTTTGAGCAACCTCTTGATAGCACTTCTCAATGTTACCAAGCACGCGGGACATCATGAATACCACACGAGACTTAGCGAAAAGGTATGGACCGCGAGGCTGACCTCGCGTTCCAAGAACAGCGGGAAACTGTTCAATCCAACCATGATTAAAGCCAGAGTCACATATCTCTTGTGACATCTGGTAGACATTATACAAATGTCTCTCCTTATCGCTACTCATCACCGGGAAACCGAGACCTGTCTTTCCTGGAAAATAGTCCACCGCAGCATCGACTAAATCTAAAAGTCGAAGCTTTCCGTGGCGGTGTACGTTATAGAGACACGCTACGGCTTGGTCTGCGTACGCTACAGCGTGAGGACAAAGCCTCACAGGGGAGCGAGGGGCGGTATACTTCCTCACTAGCTTTTCTAGTGAATCGCCCACGGTTGCGTCGAACGCGTAACCTGGACGACGGGAGAAAGTACCGTGTTTAAGACGTTTACCGTCTTCCCATTCGCGTAACCAAGGAGCAGCTGCTGAAAGATGACATGCATCATAAACTGATGTCGCCATCTCGGACCGACCACGGTCCTTGTCGTTGCTGTAGGACCTTGAAATCAACGGAGTAGTATAATCCGCTGACACTCCGGCCCTAAGGGATCCTAGCATACACTGGATCGTCTGCATCGCAGTGTCGCTAACTTCGAACTGGCGCATAACACCCTCCTCATGTTGAATCCCTGCCTGTCACAGAAG